CTTCCAAAAAATCATCCTATGTTTATAGAATTATATGGTTGGTCAAGAAAGAAACACTATGTAATGTTTCTAGTTCAAAATAGCTTTCATCCAATATTCGAAGTGAATGATATTACTAGGTATATTAGTTCATATTTATAAATAATTGATTTATTAAACATATGCCATTAATATTATATTGTATTAATGGACAAATACGTAATAGTAGATCAACATTTATTAATGATAGATAGTGAAAATAAACTATTAATTGATTATATTAAAAATAATACTAATTATACAATATATTATATGTCACTAAAAACTATAATGAGAAAGCGCATTCAATATACTGATCCTAGTTTTATAGTTGGTAATATTACATTTGTAAATGCTTATTTAAAACGTGTATATGAAATAGAACATCATGATGTAGATTATCCAACATGTTTATCAGATTATTTATATCGTGATATTTGGATAGATACATATGAAAATGCACGCACATTGTCTAATAGTAGATCTATATTTATCAAACCATTTATTAAAGCTAAACAATTTACTGGAAAAGTAATTAATAGAGGAGAAAATAAAGTTAAATGTAGATATACAGACTTGATATATATTAGTTCTGTTACTAATTTTGTATCGGAATATAGATATTTTATTGTCGATCATAAAATAATGGATTGTCGTTTATATAGTGATTCTGATAATGATTTAAAATGTGATGATAATGTAGTATTAGAAATGGTTAAAGCTATTGAAGAATCAGATTGTATAAAAGGTAATAGCTATTTACTAGATGTCGGTGTTTTGTATAGTGGTGAAACAGCATTAGTGGAAATAAATTCTGGTTATTCTTTTGGTACATATGGATGTAATCTTAAACATGCTGTACAAATACTTGAAAATACATTCCATGCCATAACAACATAATAATTTACTCAAATTATTTAATAATGGTTTTTTTATCTACTTTAATATTATAATAATATGTCAGGATTTTATTCAAGAAAAATGTATGATAAATGTTTTCAGGGTCAAATTAAAGCAGCCAGTGTTGGTACTGGTAATTATATGTTACATCCCGATCAACACTCTAACGAACCTTGTTTCGCTAGCAATAACATTGTAGGACAAAAGGACAATTGGTTTAATCCCTTTAATATTCATGATGTTGGTAATATGGTTAACATTGAATCTCATTTAAAGCGTATTGATTTGGCTGATTCAAATTGTGTTCAAGGTAGAACATTAGCAGAAATGAATACTTATGGTAATCATTTGAAGAATAAATTAAAACCTCATGAAAAGAAACAATGTAATAGACAAATGGAATCTTCATACTCTAGAATGGACAATTCTGCATTAGATGTCAAATCTATGACTACTTCTCGTTTTGATTTTCCTATTGAAGATCCACGCGGTAGTGTCTATTATGGTATGACATCGGATCAAGAAGGTGATAATCGTTTTGGTACTAATACACGTTTGGAAGCAAGAGACATGGACCCCAGTACATATCAAACGAAAATTCAATCAAAAAATGGATTAAATGTATAAAAAAATAAATTACTTTAGATATAATATTTTTATTTTATAATATTATACTAATGGCAGAGTTAGCATTAATAGCTGGAATGAATTATTTTGGTAATGAACCTAAAAAAATCAAAATTTCATCCAATAAAAAAACAAATGATCAAATAATTATGGACGATCATAAAAAAACACCATATCACACAGAATCTGTTAATAGAACAAATAAAGAATACAAAGAATTACATCAACAGAGACGAAATAGTATGGATTCTGGTAAATATATGATACCGTCATATTATGTACATGAAGATGGTGATATGGAATTGGGAATGGAAAACGAACGTGTAAATAATGGTGATGTAGAAAATGAACAATCTTTTTTAGATCAATTTGAATTGCAAAAAGTATCAAATAAAAAAATTAAAGCAAAGAATGAAAGTGGTATGAGCTGTTTAACTAGTAAATGGTCCACATTTGAAGATGGGGGTGACGATATGACTTTAGGAGTTATACCCAAAGACGATGCAAAATTTAAACATAATAATATGGAAGCATTCAATAGAATGAGAGATATGGCTGATCCAGATTACGAAGATAATAGACCATTAGAAATGTTCACAGGATATAGTGAAACTTATAAATCTAAAAAAGAAATGGGACCATTATTTAAACCTACTAAGAATTCTACAGTTGGTCATGGATCTAGTGCTCTATCATCAATGACTGAAGAAAGATTTCAAGATGTATTAGGTATTAGACGAAATGGTGATAAACCTTTCGAATCTAGACAAGTTGGTCCCGGATTAAATTTAGATGAAGATCAAGATAATATGGGTGGATTTCGTGATTCAACTCGTATCATGCCTATTATTGGTGATGCATTACGACGCGCCGATAATCCGAAAATTTCATATGAGCCTCCGATAATCCAAGGTAAGAAAGGTACTAAAAGACCAGTGATGGCAAAGTTTGAGAGAAGACGCGAAGATCAATTTGAAACAGATCGTGACATGTATGCTAGTGGTGGTATCAAAGGTCAACGAAATAATGATGTCATAAATTTAAATATTTCCAACAGAACTTTTTCTGAACCGGTTATTGGTCCTAAAGGTGGTAATTATTCTACATTTGATCCTAAAAGACAAGGTAAAATCAAAGAAAGTACTAAAAAAGTATATGACGGTCAAGTAGGTGTTGCTTCAGGTACAGGAAAGAAAATACAACAAAATCTTAAATCAATACATATTAATGAACAACAAAGACAATATACTAATTATGAATATCAAGGTGCAACACAAGGTAAACAACGTGGAGCAGTAATAGATACAAAAACACAAGTTAAGGGTAAGCAATTGTTAGCTTCACAACAACGATCTGCTCCTAACAGATCACAAGGTCAAGTTGCGTTCAACTCTCAGCAACAAATCAAGGGTAAGCAACAACTCGCTGAGCAACAGCGTTCAGCACCTAATAGAGCACAAGGTCAAATCGCTTTTGATCCCCATCAACAAATCAAGGGAAAGCAACAACTTGCAAATCAACAACGATCTGCTCCTAATAGAGCACAAGGTCAAGTTGCTTTTAACTCTCAACAACAAGTCAAAGGTAAGCAACAATTAGCAAATCAACAGCGTTCAGCACCTAATAGAGCACAAGGTCAAATCACTTTTGATCCCCATCAGCAAGTTAAGGGTAAACAACAACTCGCAAATCAACAACGATCAGCACCCAATAGAGCACAAGGTCAAATCACTTTTGATCCTCATCAACAAGTCAAAGGTAAGCAACAATTAGCAAATCAACAGCGTTCAGCACCTAATAGAGCACAAGGACAAATTACAGTCAATCCACATGATACAGCTAAACAAACATTGAAACAAGGAACTGTACAAATGGATAGAAGTACATTTATTCATGGTGGTAAAACAAAACATAAATCAGAATTACAAGATGATGTTAGAACTACAATGAATCAAGATTTAGTTTATATGCCTAGAAGTACATTTGTAGGAGGACATGATGCTAATTATACAGGATTGCAAGACGATGTTAGAAATACAATGAAACAAGATATAGTTCAATATTCGACTATAGGTGGTGCAACAGTACATACAAATCAAGGTTATATTTTAGATAAGAGTGAAGCGCCAATTACATTAAAACAATTAACAAATTATAACAATCATATTGCTGCAGCAGGTTCAAATGCTATAAATACAAATAATCCTGTTGACACAAATATATATTATGCACCTACTACATTAAAACAAAGAAATAATGTTGATAATTATATGGGTGGTGCAAATAATTCTTATCAAACAGCAGATCAATCGGCAATGTATAATGCGAGATTAAATGAAAATAAAGATACAGTTTTACAAGGTAGAGAACCAACTAGAGGTGGTGTATCAGCTATTCCTATTGCCGATAACATGGGATTTATGTCTGTACCAGATAATCATTCATATGAATATGTACCACCAGCAAATCAACATGGATTGCAATACGATCCAAATATGAATATTATGAATGTAAATATACCATCATATGGAGATAATATCGGTAACTATAACACGATGGAAACTAATCCATATAATATCGAATACGGAACCTGGGAATGAATTAAGTTTAATAAATAAATAAAATTATCAAATATGTTTATAATGTTTCAAGAAATATTACATTTTTTATTTTATAATCGATATAAACGTGCTGCAACTAATAAAATTAAAATAAATGGACCATTTATTGGTATCAATATTATAGATGCTGAATCCAAATTAAGACAATATGGACATGATATCCATATAATTTATGATCAATATCACACGACACACGAATCTAGAATTCATGTAAGAATTGATGAAAATAATAGAATTTGTTATGAACCATATTTCCAATAGATATTTCGATATATATTTCCATAAATTAAATGATATTAACTACAGCAGCTAATGCTTCCATATCAATATATTGTCTAATATCAGCATTATTAGCAATAATTTCTACCATATTTTTCTTAATTACATATTCATGATTTTCTAATAAAATATCATGAATAAAATTATATGCAAATAATATATGTTCTCTGGTTTTACACGCCATTATAGAAACTATTCCTGATTCAAATACAAAGATTGTAATAGTTTCTTCCTCACTAAATGGCAACCATATATTTACTGATGCTACAATATCTGTTTGTAATGCTGCAACTACTTTATTACTAATTTTCTTTTTTAATTTTAATTCCAATAATTTATAATAAAATTGTACTTGATTTATTTTTGATACATATTTAAAAGTCAAATTGATTGTAGATATTTTTAACATTTTAATATAAATTTCATCTTCGTCCAAAAATCTAATTTGTTTGAACATAAAATTACCATCTTTAAATGATATTGGTTTGTCAGAAGCATCTTTATCAACTAAATATCCAAAACTGCCTTTTAACAATAATAAGAGTTTTACAATTGTATAATTGGATTGAAATATTGTTAGTAAACCCGATACCTGAACAGAATTGTTACCAAATAATTTTATATTAACTTCTTTAGTGGTTGTATATGTATCATCTTTAAATATGATCATTATCAATGTGATTTGATTGAAAAAATTATTGACAGAATTATCATTTTGTTTTTTCTTAATTAATTTTAATGATCTAATTTCGGTATCTGTCTTAATTTCAATTATATCATGTTTATTCAACGGATAATATTTAAAAATATTTACTAAATTAATATTACATGATAACGATGTTGTAATAGGCAATGTAAAGATTTTTAATCCTCCAGGTAAATCACTCAATGTATCTTCTAAAAATATCACATCCTTTTCTACTTTATAAGTATATTCATATTCATATTCATCATTAATATCAATATCATTAAAATCAATATCATCACTAACATCATCACTCATTATTATAGTATATAATTAGCTATAATAGAATCAATATTCAATTTTTATAAAAAAATTGATTAATATACATAAGAGTTTAATAATAGAATATATTATAATGCGTGGTTTTTTATATATGATTATCGGACCAATGTGTGCTGGAAAATCATCGAAATTAGTTCGATTGGTAAGAAACTTTAAGAACAAAAAGGTAAATATTAAAGTATATAAACATTCTATTGATACACGTTTTGATGCCATAGAAGAAATATGTTCTCATGATATGGTTAGAGAACCATGTATTTCTATCACTAATACAAAGAATATATTTGATGATCCTGATTATAATTTATGTGAAGTAATAGTAATTGAAGAAGCGCAATTTTTTGGTGATGATATTATTGAAGCAACACATCGTATTGTTAATGATAATAAATATTTAATTCTTGCTGGCTTATCAGGTGATTTTAAAATGAAACCTATCGGTCATATTAATGAATTAATATCTTTTGCCGATAAAGTAGATTTTCTAACAGCATATTGTCATTTTTGTGATCAGTGTACTGATGCTCCTTTCACATTAAAAATGGGTGGTACATCATCTGTTGTTGAAGTTGGTGCTGAAATATATAAACCAGTATGCAGAGAACATTATATTGAACATTCTGTTGACGAAACAATTTAATTTATTTTTATTAGATACGATTTATTTATTCAATAACATATTAAACAATATGTTATTTTTATTATTATATGAAAGTTTTAGGTTTTGATGTAGGAATTAAGAATTTGGCTTTTTGTGTTGTAGAAAAACAAGATGAATATTATAATATTCCTGAACCAGTTAACAAGTTTTGGAATATTATTAATTTAACTGAACAATGTGACTTGCATTGTGCTAAAGAAGGATGTGACAATCCAGTTACTCAAATCGGAACAATTGAAGGTACAAAACATTATTATTGTGGTAGACATAAATCATTACATAAAGCATTATTATTAGAAAATCCAATTTATATTGATGAAACAGATGATACTACAGCCAGATGTGATTGTACAGCATCATGTAAAACAAAATCTAAATGGATGAATTATGATAATTATTTATGTACAAAACATAAAACATTGTATGAAAAGAATATCACTAAAGAACGAATATTAAAAAAGTACAAAACATTTGTCAAAGATTTTACTATTCATGATTTGAAACTTATTCTATTAAATAAACTTGATGAAATGCAAGATATATTTCTAACAGTGGATTGTGTTTGTATTGAAAATCAACCTGTATTTCGTAATCCAACTATGAAAGCTATTAGTGATGTGATGTATACTTGGTTTATGATCAGAGGATTTATTGATAAAGATATTACTAATTCTTCTATAAACAAAATATGCTTTTTTGCTCCATCAAATAAAATGAAAATTAATGATAAAGAAAAAGAACTTAATGAAGAAATAGATAATGCTAAAAATAAGTATAAGAAAACAAAGAATTTAGCTATTGAACATTGTAGTTCGATGATTTGTCATAATGAAGATTATGTTGGACATTTAGATAAATATAAGAAAAAGGATGATTTATGTGATGCTTATTTACATGCTGTTTATTATATACAAAAGGAAGGCAAGAAAAAGGTAAAGAAAACTAGTATGATAGTATAAAAATTGAAAAATATTTTCTATTTAATTCCCATTAGAAAATATTTAGTACCTTTAGCTCGGTATAACGCTTAACTTTCGCTTCCCCTCTTCTCTTTACAGTCATGTCTAACAAATATCATTCTAGCATGGGCACATATTTGCCCGGTGTTAAAGAACGTGATGTTTTGCTTGGTGCCTTGAAAGATGCTCGCACTGCTCTAAACAGTGCTGACGCCAGCAAGATTGCTATTGCTCGTGACATTCTCGTCGAAGCTTTTGATAACTATCAGGAGTTTTACGACGAGAACAATTTACGCGATCGCGATTTTGCCAACGTGTCTTCTGTGCTTTTTGAGTGCGACTCTGACGTATAAGAGCATAGACCCCTTATCCTCGGTTGAACATAGAGTTTAACGAGTAAACCATTCTTTTATTATGTTTATTATATAGTAAAAAAATTGAATAATAATTTATGTCCAATTCCCATTAGAAAATATTTAGTACCATAGCTATATCAACGTCTAAATATCGCTTCTCAACCAACCATGTTCAACCCTTCAGGAATTGTCGCTGTTAACTTTAATGGTCCTGTCACCATTACTGGTAATACTGCAAATGTTCAATTCGGTGGCATCAATTTCATTGGTGAGCCATTGGGTTCATCCAGCTGCATGCTACCTGAAAAAGTACCTGTTCTTGCCACTGAAAAAGTCCCGGAACTCACCACTGAAAAAGTCCCGGAACTCGCCACTGAAAAAGTCCCGGAACTCGCCACTGAAAAAGTCACTGAATCTAATGACACACCCAAGAAGACCATCGTCATTGACACAACCTTTGGACGAATCACTGTCTTATTGGATGCACTCGGTCAAGGTATGATTATTGGCAAGTTTTTTGATGCTGATAGACATGCCGCATTGACAGAGTGTTTCAAACATGCTTCTTGCCGTATGTTGGCAGAATCATTTCGTGAAGCATTGAATATCTTGATCATGAAGCACGAAGTTCATAACAAATGCCATTCCGAACTGGATTCTGAACATCAAGAGTCGTGCCTGGATCTTCAAGCTCTGAAATTAAAGCTGACTGTCTTGAGTGACAAAGAACAAACTGACAAACTTGCAGCTAAATTAGCTGCTATCAATGTGCAGTGTTGTGACTTAGAATCTCAGATCAATTTGTTGAAACCTCAGCTCGATAAAGCAACGGCTTTGTTTGAAGAGTCTATTGATGCCTTGTGTAATATTGAAGACATGATCTTGACACATCTTCAACAAAAGGTTGTCGTTCAGGAGCCTGTCACTGAGCCTGTCCAGGTTGTCGTTCAGGAGCCTGTCACTGAGCCTGTCCAGGTTGTCGTTCAGGA